AGGAAGAGCCCTGGGGGAAGGAAAGGTTCTTAAAGCGTAGGCGAGCCCAGAGGATGCTGGAGTTGAAGCAGGAAGGCAAGAGCATTAAGGAGATTGCCCGCATATTTGAAGTGAGCCCGAGAACGGTGCAGAGGTGGCTGAAGGCAGTCGCCGGTCAAGAGTCACAAGTCGGGGCTGATAACCAAGGATGCTGAAAGGTATTCATAACCCTCTGTGTCCCCCTTATCTTGAGGGGGATAGTCTGGTAGAGAGTCCTTGTTGTCGGTGATAACGGAAGAGAATCTTGATTCCCCCTCTTAGACTAAGAGGGGGAACTGGAGTTATGAAACGCACCCGATTGCAGTTCAATGATAAATGACAAAGCTCAAAAGCCAAATTCATTGTTGTAGTGCGACCCTTTAGGGTCGTCCGGCGCGAGGCTAAGGCCTCGCACTACATAAGGTGATGGAATGCCGTGCCTAATGACAAATGACGAAACTCAAGCGGGGAAGGTGTAGTTGCCCGATTTATCGGGCAATAGAAGATTTGGCATTTAAGGATTTGGATTTTGACATTTGGGCTTGTTCAGAACGCAGGTACCAGAGATGACTGACTTCACCCCATCCCAACTGAACCGCCTGGATACGACCCGCCTGGCGGCCTACAAAACCAACCTGGACTTTTACAACGGCAGCCAGTGGGAGCAAACATCGAGGCACCGGCAGCTCGTTTTCAACTACGCCAAGGTCTCAATAGATAAGATCACCAGCTTTCTAATGCAGGGCCTCGACTACGCCTGCCATCCCATCACCGACACCGACCAGCTCAGGGCCCGGGTCACCAGGGCCGAGCAGCTCATTCACCAGGTCAACGACGAGAACAACCTGGAGCAGCTCGATTATGAGACCGAGATCGACACGGCCGTCCTGGGAGACGGATGCTACAAGGTCACCTGGGACACCCAGGAGAAACGGATACGCATCACGTCCCCCGACGTCTCCGGGATATTCGCCTGGTGGCTGGGAGACGACAGCTCCCGGGTCTGGAGAGTTGCCTCCAGGTACACGCTCACCGAGGACGAGATCGCCATCCTTTACGGACAGAACATCGGAAAGAAACAGGCCACCATCACCGAGCTCTGGACGGCCAAGGACTTCTCCCTCTATCTCGACAACGACCTCACAGAGTCCAAGCCCAACCCCTACGGCTTTATTCCCTTTATCATCTTCCCGAACGTCAAGAAGCCCAAGCAGTTCTGGGGCGAGTCCGATATCCCTATCATCATCCAGCCACAGAGAGAGCTCAACAGAGCCCTGAGCCAGTTGTCCCGGATACTAGAGCTATCAGGCAACCCGATCGCCGTCCTGGAAAACGTAGCCTCGGCAGAGGATATTAAGGTCCAGCCGGGCGCCCTGTGGACACTCCCCGAGGATGCCAAGGCCTACCTTCTGGACCTGCTGCAGGGGGGAGGAGTCAGACTCCACGTCGACTATATCGACCTGCTCTATAGGTCACTACACGACGTCTCAGAAATGCCCCGGGCAGCCTGGGGAGGAATCGAAAGAGACCTCTCGGGCGCAGCCATGAGAATAGAGCTATCCAGCCTTATCCAGAAGGTGGTCAGGAAACGCACCATCAGGGACAACGTCTACCACCACAGGATAGACATGATCCTGCGGCTCGCCGAGCTCTATATGAACGAGAACTTCGAAGGAGTCACACATAAAGTCCTCTGGGGGAACATCGTACCCCAGGACATAGACCGCCAGGCCCAGACCGAGCAGCTCCTGGTCCAGGCGGGAGTACACAGCCGGCGTACCTCCATGGACGAGATGGGGATCCAGGACCCCGACCAGGAGTTCACCAGATGGCTTGAGGAGAGGAAGAAGATCCTGGAAATGAATAGGGAGTTCAGGGCGCAGTCCACGAGAGGCGGAGCGAGAGAGAGAGCGATCGCCTCAGAAATGGAAACGCCTGAATAATAAGCTCACAGCAGTCAGCTGATAGCTGATAGCTGAAGAAGCCCCCCTGACCAACGCCGCACCAACGGCTGAGGAGCTCGCCGCCATGAAGGCCGAGCTGGCCGAGGAGAAGAAGGCCATCGCCGCCGCACAGGCAGCCATCACCAACCGGGACAAGAGGATCACCGAGCTCCAGGCCTCAGTCTCAGTAGTCCAGCAGGCAGCGGAGAAGGCCACCGCCGAGCTCACCCTATCAAAGCAGGCCCTCACCAAGGCGGTGACCAAGTACCTGGACGCCGTCAAGCTGGCCAACCCCGCGCTGCCGGCCGACGTCATCACCGGCGCCACGATCGAGGACATCGATGCCTCAGTGACCAAGGCCTTATCCATAGCCACCGCCGTCAAGGCCAGCCTGGAGGCCCAGGCCAAAGCGGCCACCATGCCGGCCGGCGCACCACCCAGGGGCGAGATATCCCTGGAGGGCCTATCCCCCAAGGAGAAGATCGCCGCGGGAATCAAGAGAAAAGGAGGAACATAGACTAGATGAGTATATCTTTAACCGAAGCCGCCAAGCTCTCGACTGATATCCTCTTGAAGGGAATCATCGAGACCATCGTCAAGGACAGCCCGATCCTGGAGAGGCTGCCCTTCATTCAAATCACAGGCAACAGCCTGAAGTACAACCGCGAGAAAACGCTCCCTACGGTCGCCTGGTATGATCCGGTCACTGACACCTGGACGACCTCAGAGCCAGCCTTCGAACAGGCCTCGTCCACCCTGTGCATCCTGGGCGGAGATGCCGACGTCGACAACTTCCTCAAAGCCACCAGGAGTAACATCCAGGACCTTGAGGCAGCCGTCATTGAGCAGAAGGCCAAGGCCCTACGGCACGAGTTTGAGAATTGCTTTATCAACGGAGACACAGGCTCCAACGCCAAGCAGTTCAATGGACTCTATAAGACCCTCAAAGGCACAGCCTGGGCCGCCAGCACGGCCTACGTCCTGGGAGACATCCGAGTGCCCACGGCCGGCCTGGAGAACGGCTTCCGGTACGAGTGTACCACCGCCGGCACATCGGGCGGCTCAGCCCCCACCTGGAACACGGTGGAGGGAGGCACCACCACCGATAACACCGTCACCTGGACAACCAGGTTCGGCGGTCACCTGGGCATGGCCGTCAACGGCGCCACCCTCTCCCTGGCAAAAATTGACCAGCTAATTGACCTGGTCCTGGGCGCCAAGCCCGACCTGCTCCTGATGAGCCGCCGCTCCAGAAGGAAGATCCAGACCCTGGCCAGGGCAGCCGGCACCAACCTCTTGATCGGAGAGGGCAAGCTCGGCGAGGTCGTGGAGTACTTCAACGGCATCCCGGTCGCCGCCTCAGACTGGGTCAAGGACAGCTGGACCGTCGGAACATCCTCCGACTGCTCCTGCATCTTCGCCTTCAATATGGGAGAGGGCGCCGTGTGCGGCTTGTCCAGCCCGGAGATGATACAGGTCGAAAGGCTCGGGTCCCTGGAGACCAAGGACGCTTCACGTACCCGCATAAAGTGGTACGTCAGCATGGCCAGCTTCTCAATCGTGAAGTGCGCCATGCTCTCGGGGGTGAGAGACTAACAGGACAGTAAACCCTACCTCATACTCTTTACCTCCTTTTCGTACAGGGGAGGGGGCCGGTCGAGCCCCCTCCCCAGGGAGACGAGAACGATGGATATAGTAAGAGTTAAATGCGTCGATACGGCCTACAACACAGGAACCTGGGCCAGAAAAGACATAGCTACAGGATTCGGAACTATGATCCTGGACATCGTCGGCTGGCTAGTCGATGACAGGGAAGATTGTGTCATCATCGCCTCTGAGTATCAGCCCCAGGAGGACGAATTCCGTCATCTCCAGGCAATTCCCAAAGCGTGTATAACCGAATTCAAGAAGGTGGCAACACTATGAACCTAACTGAAATGGTAGCCAGGGCCCGGGAGGACTTGAAGGACACGGACGACCAGAACTATATCTGGACGGACGCCGAAATCCAGTCGGCCATCCTCCGGACCGTAGACGAGTACTCGATCCACGCCCCCATGCAGCACCAGGACGATATCGCCACCACCGACGGCGAGACCGAGATCGACATAACTTCCCTGGAAAGCCTGCTCCAGGTCGAGTCAGTGGAGTTCCCCCTGGGCCAGAACCCCAGGCACATGCAGCATACCGAGTACTGGGCCGGCCGGCTCTACATGGAGGACGAGGGAGACGGCACGGACGCCCGGGTGAGATGGCTTGCCAAGCACACCATCGACGGAGACGCCACTACCATCCCCCCACACCACGAGGAGATTATAGTCCTCGGTGCCACAGGCTATTTAGCCATGTCAGCCTCGGCCTACACAGTTGACCGGGCTACTATAGCCGGGCATTGGGGCACCATCAGCTTCAGGGACTGGGCCATAGAGCGCCTCAAAAGGTACGACACCGCACTGAAGCAGGTGGCCCAGGGAAAGCGAGTCACCAGGAGGACGCTCTATACCCAGGACGACTAGTTGTAGTGGCGGGGCTTGTCCCCGCCTCACGAGGAGAGCCATGAACAAACTAAAAGGAGCAATCAAGAAAATGGGCAAAGTGAAGGACGCCATCGCCAAGGAAAAGACCAAAGAGGGACTTCCCAAAGAGGCCTTCGCCATTGTTGAGGATCCCGACAAGCCCGAGACGTGGAAGCTACCGCACCACACTAAAGCCATACTCCGGGCCAGGGGACGACTCGACATAGAGAAGACCGTGGACTGGGATCGCATGCCGGCCGCAGTGGCCGCCGTCAGCCGGGGCGGATACCGGGGAGAGCGGGTCCAGGCCTCAGCTGAGGACATCATCAAGGCGGCAAGGCACCTGGCAGCCCACTACGCGGCAGCCAACAAGCCCGTCCCCGACACCCTGGGCGCCCTTATCTGACATGTCATTGACATGTCATTGCGAGCCCCGACCCGTCGGGGCGTGGCAATCTCTTACCAAAAGAGGGGAGGTTGAAGCCACCGGGAGTATAAAGAGTCGCGGAAAGGGAATCAGAGGCTCCCTTGAGCCTCCCAGGCCCATACCGTAAGGAGCAAACATGGCACAGAACGAAAAGCCCAAGGCGCCCGAGCTCGCCACCGTCTTCACCGACATGTTCCGGGCCGTGGCCAGACCGGCGATCACCATCATATTCGCCGCCGCCATCGCTCAGGCCGTCATAGAAGGACGCTCCGTACCCGACTGGTTCCTGGCCCTGGCCATCCCGATCATCACCTGGTGGTTTGCCGAAAGAACCGTTGGCCACATCAAGAACAACAAGGCAGCCTAATGGCAAAGAATGGAGATGCTTAAGAGACTCCTCGGCATCCCAAGAAGGCCTGCCACCAACACGCTCAGCAGAAGGGAGAGGCAGGTCCTGGAGCTGCTGGCTGCTGGCGACATGAACAAGGTGATCGCTCACAAGCTCGGAGTATCCGAACAAACAGTCAAGAACCACTGCAGTAGAATCTACATAAAGCTAAACACCACGAACCGAGCCGGCGCCATAAGGGCCTGGTTCGAACGGCAGACACACAAGGAGGAGAACAATGAACATTAACTGGCGAGACATCCTCGGAGAACTGTCAGGCTACAAGCCGCTCTACGAAGCCAAGGCCCTGGCGCTCTACGACGCCACAAGAACTATAGCCGACCTCACAGCCAAGCTCACCGAAGCTCAGGACACCATCCGCAGGCTTGAGACCACAGCGCCCACGACGGAGCCAACAGCGCCCGAC